TAATATACGAGTTCGTAGACTTCCATAGAACTAGAGCAGGACACGATCTTCGCTACGCTCTAGATAGTAGTAAGATCTACGAAGCAGGATGGCGTCCTCCTATCGAGCTGGACCAGACTTTCGACGAAGTTATCGAACACGTTAGAGACCACGAAGAGTGGCAGGAATAATTGACACGGAGAGCGTTTTTAACTTATGGCACTATCACTTACAGGAAATATAGATAGGAATACGATGCTCTCTGGGCTGGTAGTTTCTACGACAAACTTAACAGAACGGATAGCCCCGCAATTAGTCGCCGGCGATAAAGTCTCCATAGACGTTTTCTTAACTTCTTCGGACGGAGTGTTAGACATTCAGCAATATGCGGTCCAGAGATTAGGATTAGGAGTTTTAAATTCTAAGCCCACTGGAGGAACGTATGAAATAGATTACGGAGGCACCAGTAAATCGACTTTAGCTTTCGACGCGTCGGCCCAGTCTTTCGCAGATGCTATCGAGGCGAACGCTCCTTCTGTTCCGACTCCAGTCACTGGAACGGAGATAGCTCCTTTTACTTATATCATCCAGTTCGGCTCTAACGGAACGTGTTCCTTGCCGACTATAAACTCATCGACTTTAACTCCGTCCTCTACTGTTAGCGTTCAGAGACTTATTACGGGCGATAGTAGCACGAAGGAAAGATGGATCGTTAGACTATACGAAAATCCTCTAGCACTTATCGATGGATCGTGGACAAACATAGAACCAGTCGCTGGAAGGAAAGGAATCAGAGGAGCTTTAAACTTAGGCACTCAGGGAATCTTCGATCTACTAGATGGGAATGCATCTACTTCCGTAACGATGGAGTTAGAGCTAACAGATACTGACGGAAATCTTCAGACGATATTTCAAAGTCCTTGCATCGTATTCTCTCAAGTAATAGGAGAATCTATAAGCGGAGTAATTCCTACGCCTTCGGGTATTCCTGCGGAAGCTACTACTTTCTTAAACTCCTTTCCTAATCCAGAGATCGTAGGAGATCTCGATATTCAGGGGGGACTTCAAGTTTTTGGAGACGTAACATTCGAAGAAAGTGTAGACTTCGAAAAAGGCGCTGAGTTTAAAGACGACGTTACTGTAACGAACGGAGGCATCGAATTAACAGACACAGGACTAGAAGTAACTGGAGGCGGAGATGTTGAAGTCACCGGCGGAGGAAGATTAAAAGTGGGGGCACTAGAAGTTGATAGCACCGACGGAAGTATCTCGGATAAGCTAACCATTAAGGCGGATAAGACACCAGACGAAGACGCCAAGCTAGAGCTTATCGATAAATCGACGGACTCAACCAAGCAAGGCGGTCTGTATAAAAAAGACGGAGCATTATATGTTGGAACATATACGGATTACGCAAAGAACATTAAATTTAGAACACAAGGAACAGGCCAAGTTCTAGATTTCCCAGCGGACTCTGGAATACGATTTCTACCTAATGGCGATTTGTTGCAGCATTATTCGGAGGGAACATTTACCGCAAAGCTAGAGTCTGGAGATGAAACGATTACGCAGGAAAACTACAATGTGAACCAATGCAACTACGTTAGGATAGGAGACACGGTTCAGGTAAATATATTGATCGAAATTACCAACTTCTTAGCTGCATGGAAAACATCTACCAAGGACTGGAAAATAACAGGGCTGCCCTTCACTGCTATTGGAAACCACAATATAGAAATAAGACCACGGGTTGGCTGGCTAGACCAAGGAGCTAGTAATATTACTGGAAATCTAGGCAGTGCTAACAGCTATCTATGGGTCGAAAAGTTTGTAAACAATGGAACGACTGCTGGAGCAGGTATAAACACATCTAGAATAAACGCAAACAGCTTTCCTACTCATCCATTTAACTTTTCTACGGGTGCGTTCTCATTCATAGTAACGGGATCTTATAAAACAGGATCCGACGCATAATTTGATATCATGGAAGACATTATCTACAAATCTATAATCGGAACAGGAGGCTTTATAGCCACTATCGAATTGGCCCCAATTAACGAAGCACTTGGTTTCTGCGTAGGACTCGCGACTTTTATCTATATGGGAGCTTCCGCTATAAAAGTAATAAGAGATCTTAGAAAGAAGTAGTATGACACCAGAAATAATAGCACTGCTAGGAGGCGGCGTAAGCGGCTTTATAATGAAGATGATCGCTAACCAAGCGGAGACTCAGGCTCGTTTATTCGAGCAGACTCTAGCGAAGCAGAAAGTAGCGGACGTATCCGCAAACGAAGCTGCAGCTAGAGGAGGAGCTTTAATGCGTCGAGTTATTACTTGCGTAGTCCTATTCGCTATTATCGTGGTTCCGACTGTCGTCGCTTTTACTGATGTCGGAGTCAGCGTCAGTCGAGAGACGGACGGATTCTTAGGATTCTTTAAAACTGTTAAATGGGAAAAGATTAGCGGATATGTTATTTTACCAGAGGTAAGACAGACGACTCTAGCTATCGTCGGATTCTACTTCGGATCTTCTCAAGTTAAATGAATGAACTCTTAGGAGTTATATCCGCGCTCTGGCCTGTATCATTAGGACTTATAACTTTAATCGTAGTCCTAGCTAAGATGCATTATAACATAACGTCTTTAACGGAAAAAGTTAAAGTCCTCTTCGACTTCCATAATCGGAAGAAGTAGCCAACTCTTTACAGCCAATCGATATTCGATATCGATCTATATAGATGACTCCTAACCAACAGCAGATAGTAGACGCTTATATTAAAGCAGGAAGCTTTTCTGGGGCAGCCAAGTTGCTAGGAAAGGATAGGAATAATCTAAGGAAAGTTATAAAGCTGCTAGAAGCTAGAGGGGAAGTTCCTTGGCGTTCTAAAGCTCCGACGCCCAATCATCTCGAAGTAGCTAACTCTACTGTTCAGTATAACGCACAAGGAGAAGTAGTTCAGGAATGGAGGAGACAGTTTCCTTCTATCGAGCTTCTAAGCGATATAGTCGAAGGACTCTGCGACCAAGCTAGAGGCAAGGGCAAAGCTCCTAAGATAAAGAAGAGATCGAGAGACGACATTCTATTCGAGATAGATATCTACGACGCGCACGTAGGCATGTATGCGGACGAGAAAGAGACTTTAGACGAGAACTACGACTGCGATATCGCGTCGCGTCGTATGATCGAAGCTACACAGGCTCTAGCGGATCGAGCGGATAGTCCTAGTAAATGCGTTCTAGTCTTCGGAGGAGATATGCTGCACGTCGATAATCGATCTAATCAGACTCCAGCGAGCGGACACGTCCTAGACGCGGACGGACGTTATCATAGGATAGTCGATTACATTATATCTGCCTGCCGAGAATGCGTCGATATAGCTGCGAGAATAGCCCCTAGCGTCGAGATCGTCGTCCTAGAGGGTAACCACTCCGCTCACTCCGAATTATGGCTAGGAAGAGTCCTAGAAGCTTTCTATTCGAACTGTCCTAATATCGAAGTTAAGACGAATCCGAATCCTCGAAAGCATCTTATCTGGGGGGATAATCTCCTCGTCTGGGCGCACGGAGATCGAGTTCCTGCCGTGAAGTGGCCTTTGATTATAGCGGCAGAGTTCGCTAAAGAATGGGGAGCGACTAAGTATCGGCATCTAAAATGCGGACACGTTCATCATAAGAAGTCTATGGCTCCCGTCGTTATAGACGAGCAGAGCGGACTCGTAGTAGAGTTTCTCGAAGCTCTCTGCGCGACGGACGCTTGGCACGCGAACTCTGGTTATATCGGATCGCAGAAAGGAGCGAGCGCGTTCGAATATCATAAGAGCGAAGGACTACTAACGAGACACTTTAAAACTGTATGAGGATCATCGCGCTAACTGGACCGAAGACTGTAGGAAAAACTACTGTAGCGAACGCCATAGCGGATAACGTAGATAAGATAGTCTATATAATGTCTTTCGCGGAACCGATGAGATCGATGCTCGAAGCGATCGGAATCGAGAGTATCAATTTGCATCATCCTTCTTTAAAGGAAAGTCCGATAGAAGGATTAGGAAAGAGCGCGAGAGAACTACTACAGACTCTAGGAACGGAGTGGGGTCGAGGAATGGTTAGCGAAGGCATCTGGCTCTGGGCGATGTCTAAGAAAATAGACGAGGCCCATTCCGACGGAGTAGATATAGTCGTAATCGACGACTGCAGATTTAATAACGAAGCGGACTGGGTATCTAATCTAGGAGGATCTGTTATCCGACTAGAGAGAGACGGACACGAATACGGAGAAGACGGACACGCGAGCGAGCAACCTATCGACGAATCTAAGATCGATCTAACGTGCGACGCTTCGGACGAATACAAATCGGCAGAGAAGATTATCGAATATGCGACCTGATCGATTAACATATAATCTATTATTGATGCAGGCGACGGAAGACGGATTCGAAAAAGCTAAGGCTATCTTAGGAGAACACTTTCCGAACTATGCTATTGTGGTCCAGTATGAGGACGGAAGCATTTGGCACGAAGCGAATAACT